CGTAGACGGCACCGTTATCGCACCAGACATGGACCACGGCTTCGCGAATGTTGACAGCGCCCCTTGGCAGGTCAAAATGATCATCCCGCGACCACCGGCCGCTTTCGTCTACTTGTGTGCCATCCTCGTTTTTACCCATGACGCGGAACCGGCCAGCCTCGACCATGAAAGAGCAAAGGTGATTAAACCGGCAAGTGATCATTGGACCGATCCCCCGTTATCGCCAATCAGATCAGGCACGCGCACATTGAAATGATGCCATGCCTTAACGACAAGAAGCTTTTCGCGCTTGTCGAGTTGATCCCAAGGCTCGCCGTTGATGATTGCCGAGGGCATGAAATTGTCGCTGTCGGGATCGAGAGAGGCGAATACGCCACCAATGCCGGGAGTTGATGAGGCTGGCGAATGCTTGTGGCGCTTCGCGTGTGATTTCATTTCCTTCCGGCCTGTCTTGCCCCACCAAACCGAGGCGCAAGCCAGCGCTTCCGTCACTTTCATGCCGGTGTCGAGCTTGGCATCGCCATCGAGCAAGGACAAAACATCTTCGTTTGTCGGCTGGATCAGCTTGAATTCGACGGCGGGAACCTCAAGCGTGATGCGCTCGCCGCAGTCGCAGTTGAATGTTTCGGTAAAGGTTTTCGACATGCGGGCGGTTTCGTACCACGCATTGCAGGCCCGGCACCGTGTCTGAATGACGCTATCCGACTGGCGGCGATTGTCGAATTCTTCCTGTTGCGCCGGGTTTAAAGGCGTGAGCTTTTCCATCACGGAACCTTTCCAAAAAAAGCATAAACCAAATTGCGGCAGTCGCCGCAAAGGTGCTTCCAGCTTCGTGAGAAATCCATAGCAAATTCACCCCACGCATGCGCTTCAACCGTCACGTCTTCGCGGGGCTTTTTCACGCCGAGGCTACAAGAGCAGCGGTCACAGAAAAATTCTGTTGTGGTTTTTTGGCTCATATTCCCAAACTCCCCTGTTGCGCCGCTGGCGAGTGCCGGGCCTTGAAATCCTCTATCACCTCAATCAAACAGGCTACGCGGTGCGCCGCTGTCTCCCTGTCCAACCGTCCTTGCTTCGTCCAATTCGGGTAAACCCGCTGGCGCATTTTCAATTCCCGCTCCAATTCGGCCAGTTGCGCCGCTCTGTTCGGCTTGTCCATTGTCTTCGTCCTTGTGTTCTCCGCAGTACCAGCGGCCCGGCTTGTTCTTCAGCAGGGAGACCCCGAAGCCGAATGGCGCGATCTCCGATCCGCAGACGCGGCAGGGATGCATGAATGCCAGATGGCCGGTTATCTTGTCCCGCCGATAGAAGGGCTCAGTGACCATGCCACCATGCCCCAGCGATTTGGTTTGCCAGCAGGCAGAAGAAAAGCATGAACAGCGCCGTTGCTATCCCGAAGTGCGCGAGCGCGGCCGACGCGATAGACGCTTGCTGATAGGCCCAGGCCCCGCAAATGATGATACCAACGGCGCGGCGCATTATTCTTCGTCCTTGACTGGCGTTGCCTCGATATCGGCATTGCCGAAGCTTTCCTTCATGTCGACCAAGACCGCGACGGCATCGGCCGCAGCCTTGAGGCTTTCAATCGTCTTCGAAGCCGAAAGGACGCTCTTGCTGTCCTTCAGGTCCACGACTATCGAGCCCGTCAGCGTGAATTTCATTACTGCCTTGCGAACCTTCGCCATTTTCATTTTCCTCTTGCTGTTGGAGAGCCTTAAAATAAGCGCCTTCGACCGGCTCAACAGGCGGTGGCGCTGCATCTGGCAAGGCGTTCTCAATGATCCGCCTGTATGCCAAAACCTCTTGTGTGGGCTCTACCGCATCCGGCATTGCCATGATCTTTTTCATCCGTTCGGCCCGCTCATGATCGAGAACGATATTTCCGCCCGCATCTTGCTCCTGCTTCCGTTGCCTGTGGTTCATGCGGAAGTCATTGAGCTTTGCCACGACGCGCAGCCGGGCCGCCATGTCGATGTTTGCCGGGCGGTCAGCGGCCATTTCTTCCCGCACGCGCTTCTCGCGCCTCTCACGGTCGAGCATGTCCCAGATGGGGCGCATGAGCTTGTCACAGTGCAGACGGAACTCAGGGGGCGAAGGATACCAGCCATGACCGAGGCCGCCTTGCAGGATTGATTTCACCGACGCCCGCAGGCACCAAGCCGAAACGCCATCGAGCGCAATCAGGTAGCTCGAAATGTCAAATTCTGCCGCCTCAGTCCTTGCCGTTCGCAAGGTCGATAAGGAGGCTAAGACCTGCCTGATTTGGTCCTTGCTCGCCTTCGTCAAATAGTCCGGCCGCTCCGCGATTTCCTGGCCCATCTGCTTTGTTCTCCATCATCGTTCTGTAGGCATATTGCCCGACAGTCTCGCCCTTCGATTTCTTGCCGTTGTCCTTGACGCGCTTCCTGATCCACGTTCGCCACGTCGCTTGCCAATCAAGCTTGCTGGCGTTTTGTCCGGTTGCCGACCGCCAATAATCGGTAAATTGTTCGAACTCGAATTTCAGTTCCCGGTTTGTGAGGCCCTGAGATTGCGACCATTCCAAATCGGGCCGAAAGTCATCGGGAATTCGCGTCCCTTTTTTGGGAACCGCAGGTTCCTTTTTCTTATTGTCAATGGAAGTGGAAGTGGTGGGAGGTTTTTGGCTGTCTTTTGGCTCTCCCATGGCTTCGTCAACATCGTTATTTTTCCGATACTTAGCGCGAGCATTTTCAGATTGTTTCTTCGAGCGAGCGCGAGCCCTTTCGAGTTCATCTTGCAATCTTCCTTGCGTAATTTGATCGCCGACGACGGTAAAAAACGGCATGACAGAGGCGCGAACCTTGGCCCATTGCGAGGGAGACGCGGCCACATATCGAGCCAATAAAGCCTCATCATTTGGCAGCTTGCCGCCTGCCCGCCACATGATCATGAGCAATTGCAGGTATGCCCCATGCGCGGCCATATCCAGATGCCGCGTATCTGCAAAATATGCGTCTGTCCAAATGGTAAATCCGGGGAACTCAGCCATGCTTTTCGCCTTCAAGGGGATGGTTTGGAAGGGCGCGAACGCCCATCCTTTATCTGTGAACCGGAAGACGTTCCGTTAGCGCTTCGATGTTCCGCGAAGACTTCCCGCCGCCGCCGCGAGCTTCACGAAACGCGGGCGTTTGCCGGGCGATTTCTGCCCGCACAATCTGTTGCATGTAGACGGCCGGGCCGACACCAGACGCGGCGCAAACCCAATCGAAAACTTGCTTATGCCGTTCTTGCGTGATGAGCGGCAGAAGAAGCGCGGCAAGTTCATCGGCCGACTGAAGCCGTTGTTCGTGCGCTTTGCGTTCCGCAGCAATCCCGGCAGCTTCCGCAGCGCGGTCATATGGGTCAGGATGAGCGCCCGGCCTGTTCTCTACCTGCGCCGCAGGAATGAACGACTGGACAGCGGCGGCACCGGCTTGCCCGCCAGAGCCCCGGCGTCTGTTACGACGCCGACGCTTCTTTTTCGCCGGGGCGAGATCGTTCAATTGATCGCGCCTTTGTGTTCGCCGGTTGGCTCATGCACCTTCTTGCCCCTGGTCTTTTCGGCTTCTTGGGACTGAATGACTTTCGCCATCGCGGCCGGATCAGGCGAACCGGTATGACCGGCAGTGGTTGCGGGCTTCTTGTCGTCCTCGACGGGCTCAACCTTTTCTGAGCCCTTGCGTTCGGCCGCGCTGAAAAGATCGTCCTGCATTGGCAGGCCGCCAGCTTCGCGGACAAGCGCATATGCCACGTCGAAACCTTCTCTATCGTCAGGGTCCATCTTCATGTACTGACGGGCCATGTCGAAGGCTTTCTTCTGAATTCCCTTTGCCGCCAGCGTCGCCCGCAAGGCGTTGATATCGCCGTTTACGTCGTCACGGTCGAGGATCAGATTGTTGACCTGATCGAGCGTCGATTTAATAAGCTGTTTCAGTTCCGTCAGGTTCTGAGTTTTGTCAGCCATTGTGCTTTCTCCTTGCTGTTGCTGCGTTTCTACGCAAACACGAGCGGCATTGCCGATATGGCCTGCCGGTCGATTTCCTAATTGAAAGTTTCAGATTTTCGCCACTGAGAAAATGTCCGTGGACGCAATGCGTCTGCTTTGCTTGCTTCGCGTTTCCTTTCACTTTTTCGGAAAAACCCAAGTTTTCAGCCCGAGTGCACTGCAGAAGGTGTTGGGGATTTATGCAGCACCGGACTTCGCACTTGTGATGGATATCTAGCCCGACGATCAAAACGCCGCCGCTCAACCTGTAGGCCTCTCTATGTGACCGCCGAACAGGCCGACCGGCCAGCGCATAGCCGTTTTCATTAAGAGCGTTCAACCAAATCCAGCAACCGGAATTCGGCTCTGGAATACAGCGGTCAAACAATTCTTCCAGCGTGAGCCTAGCCATTGTGCTTGCCTTTGGCCGTAATGATCGTGACGGGCAAACCCATGCCAGTCATCCACCTCAGCTTCAATTGAGCCACGTCAGTGATGGCACCTTTGAAGTCCTCGATTACCTGTTTGCCGTCGCGGATATAGGTAAAATCCGCCCAATATTCCCCGACCTTGACGCCGACGCCATCGGCGCGATGCGCCATAAGCGGAAACTTCACTTGAGTTTCGAGATTGGAAATCAGCCCCGCACGCACGCGGAGAAGCAATTCGGCGTAGCGGTTTGTCTCGCCGATGCTATCGAACTTTTCAAAGTCCATCCGGCCGCAATCCATGCACTGCACCGGCTTGTCAGCCTTGTGTTGCAGACCGCAGCCCCGGCAAACGTAGACCTTGATTGCGATCCGTCCGACCGCAGCGCCGGAGGCTTTGCCGATGCCCTTGAACCCAGGCTTGCGGAAAGCCTTACGCATTGAGGCGGTACGCTTTGCGGCCTCGGGCAAGGATCATGCGCAGTTGAGCGGAAAAGGTGAGGTGATTTTCCTTCGCCTGCTCCTCGATCCATTCAATCATGTCAGCCGGGAGGGCAATGGTTTTGCGCTCATCGGGGCGGTTGTCGTCGGTCATTTCGCTTCCTTTCGCCAGTTTCTACACGATGTTTGACATAAACATTTTTCATACGCAAGCTGAAAAAGATAGTTGCCAAGCATAAATAAATGTCGCATAACGATTTGCAGACATTCAAACCGGAGACAGAGACAATGAACGGCCTTGAATACGCAAACCAGAACCGCAAGCCCGGCACGTTGGTTTTTCACAAGTCGCTGATTGACGACGCGCAGCGCCTCTATATCGCCGATATGGAAGAATGGTTGAGGATCGCCCGCAACGCGATCAACATCGGCACGCGGTCGCCGGATCATATCCGCAGCCGGGCGGCATCCTATGTGAAGCGGTTGCGCCGCGTCGTTGAAACTCAGGAAATCGGCGAGGAATACGGCTGGACTGATCTGATCTATCAGCCGATGCAGCCGCGTCCGATCCGCGAGGAACGGCACTGGCAGGAAAAGGGGCTCGCATGGACGCCCTTCTAGCAATTGCCTTCGCGATTATTTTGAACCTTCCGCTTCTCTTCCTCATCTACACCAACCCAAGGAAACGCAAATGACCGACACCACGACAGAGACCGGCACCGCCCTTGCACTGTTCCCGAAGCTCAACCTTCCGAGCGTCACCGGCATTACCGAGCAGATGAATAAATCTTTCGGCACGATGTACACACGGATTGAAGCGGGCATTGCCGAGCTTCCCACGGATATGAGCATCGCCAAGAACCGAGACGCTGTTGCAAGCTATGCCTACTCGATCAGCCGCACGAAGACCGGACTTGACGAAGCGGCAAGCGGCGTATCGAGCGAGGCGAAAGCCATCGTTGACGCGGTGAACGCCGAACGCCGCCAGTTGAAAACCACGCTCGACACGTTGCGCGACAAGGCCCGCGCACCGCTGGACGCATGGCAGGCTGCAGAAGATCAGCGGAAAGACCTCGTAAGATCGCTTTCATCGTTCTTAACCAACATCGAAATCATGATTGTTGGCAATACATCCGCGGAGTTGAAGGTGATGTTCGATGATGTCAACGCGACATACATCGGCAAGGATATGCACGGCGAAGATGCCGAAATGCTTTCCGACATGCTCACAGAAGCACTCAAAAAGATCGCACACGAGATTGAGAACGCCGAGCGCCGAGAAGCCGAAGCCCGCGAGCTTGAACAGCTTCGCGCCGAGAAGGCCGCCCGCGAGGAAGCCGACCGGATCGCGGCCGAGAAGAAGGCGGCCGAGGAAGAAGTCGCAGCGCAGGCCGAGCGCGACCGCATCGAGCGGGAAAGGATCGCGCAGGAAGCCAAGGAGACCGCCGCCCGCGAGGCCCAGGAAGCCATTGACGCAGAAAAGCGCAAGACCGAGGAAGCTGAAGCCGCACGCATTGCCGCCGAGGAAGCCCGCCAGCGAGCAGAAGAGAAGGCCGAGGCTGATCGTGTCGCCGCGAAGGCCGCCGCAGAGCAGGAGGCGCAGGAGCGCGAGGAACGGGCCGCTCAGAAGGTTCGCGACGAACAGAAGGCAGAAGCGGCACGGATCGAGCGCGAACGGCTGGCGCAGGAGCGGGCCGACCAAGAGCGGGCCGCCGACGAAGCACACCGCCGCAAGATCAATTCGGCCGCCGTCGCCGCCGTCATGAAGGCCGCGAGCATTACCGAGGCAGAGGCAAAATCGGTAATCGTCGCGATCTACAAAGGTCAAATCCCACAGGTGACAATCGCCTATTGAAGCGCCCAGGCGGCCGGGATTGACGCCCCGGCCATCCGGTCACTTCCGACCGATCAGGAGAGATATGGAAATGAACATCAACGACCTCACAATCGGACAGGCCCGCGAGATCGCGGCTCTTGTTGGATCAGCGCCGCCCGCAGCAATCGCCACACCTTCCGGCCTTGTCGGCAAAAAAGTCATCGTTCGCGCTTCATCGGCTGGCGTCCATTTTGGAACTCTGGTTTCCATCGACGGCGATACCGTTACCCTGAAGGACGCCCGCCGCCTCTGGTATTGGGTTGTGGAAGGCAAGAAAGGCATTTCGCTTTCCGATGCCGCAGACCACGGCCTTTCTTCCGCGTCGAAGATTTGCGCCGTGGTCGCGTCGCACATCATCCTTGGAGCGGCAGAGGTCATGACAACCTCTGAAGCCGCACAGAAGACAATCGAGAGCGCAAATGCCTATCGTCCTTAAACTCAAGGAAACTAATTTCAAGGAAAACGGCTCCGGCTCCGGCGACGGCTCCGGCTACGGCGACGGCTCCGGCGACGGCTCCGGCTCCGGCTCCGGCTCCGGCTACGGCTACGGCTCCGGCGACGGCTACGGCTCCGGCTCCGGCTACGGCTCCGGCTCCGGCGACGGCTCCGGCTACGGCTACGGCTACGGCTCCGGCGACGGCTACGGCTCCGGCTCCGGCGACGGCTCCGGCTACGGCGACGGCTACGGCGACGGCTCCGGCGACGGCTCCTGAAAAACTACCGGCCGCCAGATAACGCGGCCGAATTCACCCCAACAGCAACGGAGACTTACGAACATGAACGACTTTGTAGCCCAGACGAAAGACCCGAAGCGCATTCAGTGGCCGACGCCGACACGCGCCGACCATGCGGACGGCATTTATTTCAGGATGCCGGAAGAAGAATATCACGCTGATAGCGCCCTTGGCGCATCCGGCATCTGCGACTTGACCGTTTCCCCGCTCGCTTTTTGGATGAAGTCCAACTTCAACACGAAGCGTATCGAAGACGAAAAAGACGACAAGGAAACAGCGGCAACAATCCGCGGAACTTACTTCCACGACGCAATTGCTGGCGCTCGATCCCGCGTCGTAATTAAGCCCAAAGGCATGAGCTTTGCAACGAAGGAAGGGAAGGAATTCAAGCTTCGCTACGGTGACGGCACAATCTACATGAAGGCCGAACACGCCGAGCAGGTTCAGATCATGATCGATGCCATGCGGGAAACCGGAGTGCTTGAGCGTATCGGAGGCATCGGCGGCGGCATTTCTGAAGTGTCGTTCTTCTGGACTGACAAGATCGGCCGCCGCCGCAAGATCAGAGCAGACCGCCTGTTGCCCGGCCCGAATGGCGTTGAAGCTTTCGATTGGAAGACGATGGCAAACACCATGAACAAGGACACTGAAACCCTTGTCGCTCACACCGTCGCCCAGCACCGCTACCACATCAAGGCTTATTGGTATCAGACCGGCTTCCAGGCGATGAAAGCCATGATCAACCACAAAGGCCACGCCGCCTTTATGACAGAGACGGCCGAAACCGAATATGCGGCGATGCTGGCAATGTCCCAGACCGAAGCCGTTGTCCCGTTCTATTATCTGTTCATCGAGAACAGCGGCGTTCCTAACATCATCGCCCGCAAGTTCGTCAGCCATCAGGGCAAGGAATTGAACGCCTACTTCCGCGCAGCACAGCAGGAGACAAAGCGGGCGCTCGACCTGTTCGACCAGTACATGACCAGCCACGGCGCGGCGAAGCCTTGGCATTATCCGGTCATCTTCAAGGACTTTGCCGACGAAGATTTCAGCGCCGCCCGCTGGATCTTGGCAGACGAATGAACGTCTTTATCGGCATGGAAACGAGCGGCGTTATGCGCCGCGCGTTTTCAGCCGCAGGGCACCACGTAATTTCGTGCGACCTGTTGGCCTGCCAAGATCAAGCGGAACCATTCCAGCTCACAGCCGAGGCGGTCGCGTTCGGCGGCCACATATGCGGCGATGTTTTTGAAACCTTGGAAACGTTGCGCTCTATCGGATGGCTACCGCGCCTTGCGGTATTCCACCCAGATTGCACTTACTTCACATCAAGCGCGGCATGGGCTTTCAAAGATGGCCCGTACCATATGAAGCTAAAGCCGGGAACACTTACCGGCAGAGACAGGCGGCAGAGACAGGCGGCAGACCTCGAAACCATTCGGCGCATTCAGCGGCTTCCTATCCGCCGTAAGATTATAGAAAATCCGATTGGCATGTTGTCGAGCCTTTGGATGAAGCCGAGTGACATCGTACAGCCTTATGAATTTGGAGACGACGCGAGCAAGGCAACTTGTTTCTGGGTTCTCGACAAAGACGGCCAGCGCGTCATGACAAAGCTAATTCGAGATCCAGCAAAACTGATCGCGCCGACACTGCGCCCCAATGGGAAATCATATTGGAGCAATCAGACGGATACCGGCCAGAACCGCCTAAGCCCCACGGCGGATAGGTGGCAACAACGGGCAGACACTTACCCCGGCATAGCCGCCGCAGTGGTAGAGCAATGGAGCAATTACAATGGAATTTGAATTCAAACCAGCAGAGCGCGAGGCGGCCCCGGTCTTTATCGGGATCGAGGGCGAGAGCGGCAGCGGTAAGACCTATTCAGCGCTGTTGCTGGCGCGTGGCATCGTTGGCCCGAAAGGCAAGATTGGCGTGATCGACACCGAGGGCCGCCGCTCTCTCATGTATGCGGATGATCCAGACATTGGCGGGTTTCTCCATATGGATTTTGTTGCGCCGTATTCGTCTGACCGCTTCCGTCAGGCGATCCATGCCGCCAGGAATGCAGGCGTAGGCATCATCGTTGTTGACAGCGCCAGCCACGAACATGAAGCCGAGGGCGGCATGCTCGACTTTGCCGACCAGCAGGAAGCGGCCGGGGTGAATAAGCGGGCCAAATGGATCAAACCAAAGATGCAGCATAACCGCTTTATTCGCACGGCCCTTTCATGTGGGGCTCATGTTATTTTCTGCATTCGAATTAAGACCATTGTCGACACGGACGCAAAGCCAGTCGTCATGAAAAAGCTTCCGGTTTGCGAAAGCAACCTGCCATATGAATTCGTCTTGCGCGTCCATGTCGAGAATGAAGGGATAGCCCACTTCTTGAAGGTGCCTAAGCCGTTTCAGCAGCACATCAGGGACGGCCAGCGCATTACCGTCGAGCATGGAGCGCTGTTGATGCAGGAGGCGGCCAAGGGTGTGGACAACAGCCGCATGGTTGCGATCATCCACAATCTTTCCGAGGCGGCAGCAAGCGGAATGGAGGTGTTCCGCGAGGCGTGGAAAGCATCATGGCGCAATGCCGGGCCAGACGGCGACACAAAAACCATGACGCCGGATCGTGCCGAACTGAACAAGCATCTCGACCGCCTCAAGCGATTGGCCGAGGACGCCGACGCCGCAGGACAAGACAACGACGGAAACGCAGAGCCCGGCGATATCGGCGACCGGATCACACCAGCGCCGAAGAAGGAACCAGACGCGGCCGATATGTTCGATGACGGCGGCTTCCCAGGCGACAAGCCATGAAAAAGGCGGTCACGCGGATATGCGCCCGCGAGCCGCAGCGGGATCAGGTCGAAGCGGCTTATCTCTTGGTGTCGCAGATGAAGGGCGGCACTGAAGCGCGAGACAAGGCGCTTGTCGCCGAAGTATGGCGGGTCATGTTCGACGCCGTGCCGCATAGACAAACCGGGCTTACCCTGCCGCAACGAAAGGTGCTTGAGGCGATTTCCGATTACATCGAAGATCACAGGGTAAGCCCGACCTATGAGGAAATAGGAAAGCAATTCGGCCGTGATCGCCGATGGGCTCATCAGATTTGTAGGCAGCTTGCCCGGCGTAAGATCATCAGCATAGGCGGCGGCTGGCGTGAGGTGCGCATCCTGAAAAAACCGGACATCGTTTAATCCGCCGTTAACCCGACCCCGCCATAATGAGGCGGATAACAGGAGTAAGACATATGAAAGATCAAGAACGCGGGACTGTCGCCATGGGCGATAGCACATTCGAAGCTCCGCAGAATTTTTACGTCCGGTGGGCGCTTGGTGATGACGGCTCACTGCGCATCCGTAAATGGTCGCAGTTTCCATTCGATGGCGCGACCGAGTACGCCGCTCCCCAGCCCACCCATGGTACGTCCGCAACGGACCCCGCGCCCGCACCGAATGTGGTGTGGGATGATGCCGGTATCGCACAGGCCGAGGCCCTATTTTCTGAAATGAATATTAGGGCGGCAAGCGATCTTCTCCCTTGTTCAATTTGTGGTCTTGACGCTGAGACCCTTGGTTCGAAACCGAGAGCGCGGGGCATATTGGAGCGGTTCGAAGCCGCATACCCAGAACTATATTGGCACATCGCCAAGGGTAAAATATGCGCTGGGGAGCCTTTGTACGGCGCAATCATAACAACGATTGGCACGACCGAGATAGGCCATGGCGAAAGTGATGTGAGCGCCGACGAGGCGTTTCGCATTGCTATCGAGGATGCTGGCCTTTCTTTCTCTGCATCGGATGGGGACCTGTCATGAGCAAGAGATTGATCCAAGACCTGCATGCAGGTATCAGCCGTCGCGATTGGTCAGAAGTAGAGACGGCGGCAAACCGGCTGCGTGATGAGGTTGAGAGGACCGTCGCCATTCTGGCCGGGGCCGGCATCGGCAGTCTGCCGAACGATTACCCGCTCTCGAAGCTGGCGGCGGATGCTCTGATCCCATCCCCCGTACCGAATGTGGAGGGTGATCAATGACCAGAGAAACCCGCCACATGCTGAACAAGCTGAACCGCAGCCATTCGGCTTTCCTTGTCGGCCTGATGTTCATGATTTTCATGTCTGCCTGCGCGGGTGCGGCGGCCTTGAGGATTTACCAGCAACACGGAGGATCGTTGCCATGGGAATTCTGAACACTCTGCACGCGATGAGCCACGGCCTCGACAGGTACAACGGCGACCGGAGAGCGCCAGTCGTCACAATCGAACTTGCTCGCAATCAGACGCAAGAACTTTGTGCGCTGATAACCCATGAATTTGGGAAAACGAACTACCAAGAAAGCCAAGGTTTCAAGCGGCTCATATCGCCGGGGGAAACGTTCGAGTGCTTCGGAACTAAATTCCGCATCATCGAGCGGGCATGACATGAGGATTTCATGCTGTGTCCCGTTCTGCCGCCGCACCCATCACAATAGGGAAGGCTATTCAGAATGGATTTGCCCGGTGCACTGGACGCTTATTGACAGGAGCTTGAAGAAGCAAAAGCAAGACGTTCACCGCCGAGCGAAAAAGAAGGGGTGGACGATGGCGCGACAGTTGATCGCAAGTCATCTTTGGCAGGACATGAAGAAGCAAGCCATAGAGCGAGCGGCGGGGATATAAAAAGGGCGGCCGATTGAGCCGCCCCTTTCATTTGAACAGGCCAACCGCCCACGTGATCCAGGCTACGACGCCAGCGGCGGCCGACAGGATAATCCCGCCGAGCATCCATAGAGCCTTGCCAAGCTTGCCAGCGCCGCGCACCTGTTCCTTGTAGGTCAGGAATTCCGCAATAGTCGGAGCCTGCGAACTCATGGTCTTTTCGAGGGCGTCAATCCGCCACGTCAGCTTTTCGACATTCAAGTTTGTGGTTTCGACGCGCCCATAAAGCTGCTTCCGCGCTTCGCGATCTTGGGCGAGATCGTCGCGGAGGTCTTCTATTTTCTGAAGCATCACGCCGAATTCTCTTTCCATCACGGCGCACCCCTCAATTCCGCTCTGCGCTCTGCGCTGGCGGCGGTGTGACGCTGGCACGCGGATGCCGGATAAACGCCCCCGCCGCATCCGCGTGCAACGGTCGTATCGATCCGGTCCTGATCCTTGAGGGATTTACCTTGTGAGCCAGGAAGGGAGCTTCCAATAACCGCGCTCACCCCCTCGACACTTGCCGGTTTCGAAGTCATACACCCGGCCAGCGTCAAGGCAATCGCCAAGATTGGCGGTATTCTCATTAGCTTTTTTAATTGCATCGGAATTTTCCTTGTCGATCTTGGCGCGTTCGCGGTCGGCACCGGTGTCTATCAAATAGAAGATCGCGAACATAAACGCGGCGGCAGTCAAAAACTCCGCAACAATTTTGATCTGGGAGGTCATTCCTCAATCGCCTTTCTGATCGAGCGAACACGGCGCACCATCCATTCACCGCCAAGCAGAACGCCCACACTGACGACGACAGCGACGCCAGCAACGAGAATGAGCGCATCGCGGTCCATCCCCGCCAGAAACCCGCCGATGCCGCCAGCGCCGAATATGGTGGCGAAGATGCCGGATAGCCAGTTTGATTTCTGCCGCACTTCCTTTTCGACCGTCGCCGGGACAACGGGCTTATCGACAGGAACGGGAACAGTCACCTCGACGGTTTCAACCGGCTGGCCCTCGAGGTGCCGTTTGCGCACTTCCGCCAGGGTGGAACGCACGCGCGAAGCCGGGATCGCCGCATTCTGCCCGTCGTAGTTTCCTTTGCCGTCAGTCTTTGGGAGGCTGGCCCACTCTTTCGCGAGATTGTTGATAAGCGTGTTTTCGGTCAGACGGCCAGACAGCCACTTGTCAATGCCGCGCTGGCCGAGAAGAAAGCAGGCCATGCGGTCTTGCATGTTGGCGTCGAACAAAAGCTTGCCGTCGAGATCGAGCGTGCCGCGGATGTTGCGGGCAGTCGTTCGGACAATCTGATACCGGCCGCAGGCGGATGACTTCCACTTGTTTGCCGGGTTGGAAAGCATCTTCGTTTGAAGCTTGTCGAGCGCGTCGAGCGTCATCGTTACAAGCGAAACATCGCCGCCAGTGTATGCGCCGTAAGCCAGGGTTTCGTTATAGCCCCGTCCCTTGTCGGTGCCTTCCGTGAAGCCGATCAGGTCGAGCATCGGGCGGTAGACGTAAAACTTATCCATTTCGATTGTCCTTGTTAAACCAGAAAGGGCGACCCGAAGGCCGCCCGCATTTCCGTTATTCATCAATCAGAGGCAATAGAGCGCTCAAGACAGAGGGCGGGAATTCGTTCGTTTCGATCCTGAATTCATCAATAGTAAATTCAGGCAACTCTACGTCTTCTTCCTGTGTGACAAGCACCATCGCGCTTTTCACAACCTCTTTGAATATTCGCGCGGAATAAACATCGGCGGCCTCATTTTCCCCGGCCGGTGACTTCGCTTCTTCTTCCGCCTTTATCCCCGTCAAGGCTTTTTGATACGCCTCTACTACCGGCTGCATAGCGGCGATGGCTTTAGCAAGCTTCATGCGGGTGATGGCAGAGAACGAATAAGGGACCATAACTTCCCGTTCGCCGCCGTTTTCCTTTATCAGCTTGGAGCGAGCGTCGAGTTGACCGATAGCACCGTGAAGACTGAACAGAACATTACGCTTGATCAACATTCCAATATCCTTTTTCTGTTGAGGCGTCCTATTTGGACAAAAAAGACCTACACTATTTTGAGCACATTTCCAGCCGCGTTATCCCGCCAGACATCGCCAGCCGCGAGCCCCGACGCCGATGTCGCGAGGTTGGAAATGTTTATGTTCCTGATCAGCAGCCAATTATTCGGCGCAATTTTAAACGGCCAAACGGCGGCCGAGTTATTGTAAATGCCGAAATTAAGCTGGCCGTTCTGATCGTAATCTGTGACCGCATAGAACAGCCCGGCGAAGTCTATGCCGGATTGCCTTGAGGTGACGTGGGATGTCTCATTCAGCCGGATATTCATGGATGCGGCGTTCGCATTGAGCGTGTCGACATTGAGCCGCGAAACGGTGCTGGCCGCCGCGCCAATCGTCGTCAGGCCGTTGCGGTCGATGAACAGCCGGTCAACGCCCGTCGTTGCAAATTTCCACGTCCTGTTTATGTAGGCCGCCGCAAATTCGCTCGAACCCGCATCGGAGTTTGGCGCGAAGATTTGGAATTGAGTAGGCGCAAACGAGGCCTGACCAACCCATGAAGCGTAGTTCACGGAAGCCGACGTTATGTTGAACGCGATACGGCTATCCGTTGTCCCGGTGGAGGTGATTGTAATGATGTCCCGCATGAGCGAAGCGTAGTCATTGACAAGGCCGGGGCCGGAACCGGATGGATGACGGTTTGTGATCATCACGCCGCCATCAAGCCAATCCTCGACACCAATGCCCCACTTGAATTTTGAGCGGGTCGCGACACCGTTTGTCCACTGGCCGCCGTGTCGGCCGATCATGATGCCGTAATATGCGCCGAAAGTTGCGGTTCCTGCGATACCATCCAAAGCCGACGACGGACCAGAGAACCCTGAGAAAAGCCCCATAGCGAGCAATGGGAATGTGGTTTTTTGTGCGTAGCCGAAGCCGCCGATTTGCGGGTTTGTTACAGCGGTGAGACCGAACGTACCGTAATGACCAAGGCCGTCAGGTGCATCCGCCGCGTTTTGCAGGGATGACCAATCGCCCGTGTTGAAAAGGTTCCGAACGGCGTTCGTCCAGCCTGCGAGGAACACCGGCCGCACCTTCCACGGACCAGAAACAACGCCATCGAAATAAAGCGCCGCCCCTGCTTGCGGGCCGGTGAGCGCGACATCCTCGCTAAAGCCGACACCCGCCGAGATAGGATTGAATTCGTTCGCCACACCCGCGCGGCCGGTTGCCGAAACCTGCCAAAGCTGAAGGTTGATTTCAGCGCCGATGAAAGAGCCTTGCGTGTTCTGGTTTTGAGAACCGATCTGAGCATACATGCGATGAATGACCGCGCCCACGCCTGGGATTGGGGCGGGCCGGTCATACCAGTATAGACTTTCTAAAACGCGATGATCGGCCACCGCGTCGTCAGCGTATCCGTCAGCCTTGAACGCGAAGCCACCGGCACGGACGATTGATCTTTCCTTCTGCTTTACAGTCGGCGTCCAATGGCCTGTACCGACGCCACCGAGGACGCCCCACAGATCAGCGCCAACCGTATCGACAAGAGAGGTTCCACGATCAAGGAAAAGGGCTTGCGTTGCGAAATCATACCCGGCCGAGAATTTGAACGTGCCGTCAGGGAAGTGTGTGCTTCCGCGAGGGTCAAGCTTTGCGCTTGTCATCGCCGCGCCATTGTTCGCCGCGCCCGTTGGGTCTCCACCATACTGCCGGATGTCGTTCCAAAACCAAGCTTCATTCCGCAGGGCGGAACCTTTGTGGAAGATAATCCCGCTTGTCCGGTCGATACCTATGACGGCTTCTTTAAACGACCCATCGTTGTTGTAGGCGTGGATGAAAAACCCGGCAGCGGCATCGCTGGTGATACCCAGACCCCACCGGCCGACGCTGCTTTTCTCAAAGGTCAGGAGACCGAAGGCCGCCTCCACCGAGGATATGGCAAGGTTGCCGAGCATCCGGTCACCGGCACGCTGTACCGCACTTTCTGCGAGAGCGCCCTGGGCAGCGGTCGCGACACCGGCCATGTTGATGAATGTGGCGGGGTCGATGTTGACAAGCTGGCCGCCAACCCAACCAAGGACCGTATCTTCTAGCGGCAGCGGCAGCGTGACCGTCGAGCCGATTGGAGCAGACAGAGCCCGCGCAATGTCGCGCTCAAGCTCCTGCATGATCATGAACACGGTATCCATTTCAAGATTGACCGTGGCAGCGCGGAAATCCCCGGCCCTCTGGTAATCCGCGATACGCTCAATGATCGTTGACCGGTAGATGATGATTTGCTCGCCGATGACTGTAACCGGAGCGCCGCCCATAAGCGTGATCGTTCCGCCTGTCGGCTGGCCTACCCCGGTAACAGTGAACGTCACGCCTTCCACCAGGGGCGTTCTGACGCCTGTCAGCGAAACGTGATCCGCAAACATCGTGTCGGGATCATAGGTCAGGAAGTCGAAATCGAACGCCGTCTGACCGTTCGTGGTGACGACGACAGTAATCAGAGCGTCCGAGGCATTTACAGGTATATCAGCCATTTTCGATTTCCTTAGTTTCCGGTCAGGGATTTGAAGCGCTGTTGCTGCGCAAAAAAGGCACGCTCGCGAAGCTCTGGATATTTCCGTTCAAGCAAGCCCTTTGCGTACTCGCGCGAACTGTTGATCCGATCCTTTATCATTTCCGCCTTCATGCCGTCAGGCCCATCCGACAGTTTGTCGAAGCCAGGAGATTTGATCAGGTCGAAGACGCTTTCCTTTGCCATCTTCCCGGCGTCTTCCGAATAGTCGGAATATTGTTCGGCGGTCAGCTTCACGCCGTTGACGATGCGCGATGGAAAGCTCACCTCAATCTTGTTATCGATCATCACCTGAATTGCCGGGTCAGGATCATCCGCGATAGAGGCAATGGGCGATACAGCATCCCAGGCCCAGCCGATGCCGCTGGCCTTCGTGATCGGATCGCCCCAGATATCGCGCATGAGCGGCAATTCGTCGGACAGGCCAGGAATGCCCTTGCGGATTTTCGAAATCAGCCCGTCGAGATAGGTTGCGGTTTCGTCAACCTCCATATCAGTTTCGTCATAGACGACGTTGCGGGCGTCGCGTTGCATGGGATCGACCGCGCTTTGAGCGTTGCGCAGGAACGACGAATAAGGCACCAGCCCGGCCGCCTGATTGGCGATGTAGTCGCCCATGTCCGACATGGGGTTATTCGGATCAGCGGCGGCCATGAAGCTAAACACGCCGTTCATGTAAGTCTTGCTCGACAGGTTATTCGCCAGCGATGTAACGACGGCGGCAATCAACTGTTCGCTGTCGTCTTGGTGCGCGTTCGCCAGGATTTCAGCGGTATCAGCGCCAAGCCCGATCATCATGCCGATAGGGTCCATTCGGTTATAGGCGTAGAAGCGGCCATTGAACCGGACGGAATAGGGTTGATTGTTCTTCAGCCAGAGCGCCCGCTGTTGCTTGTCTTCCGGCCCGCGCCCGGTGAAGGTGCCTTCCGAGGTCATGTCGTAGACCGTCATCATGAGCATAGAGCCGAGCGCCACCCGGGCGTGAGCTTGAGCGGCCCGGGCTCCCCCGGCCTTAATATCCGCCTGCACCGATCCGGCCATGTAGGCAAGCGGCGTGCGGGCAAAGGTGTATTTCAGGATATTCGTCGGCGTCTTCACGAACGGCATCACGATCTTGAAGGCGGTCCCGAGGTAAGGCGTCTTCGCGATGCCGCCTAGAGCTTGCCGAGCGCCAGCGCCGAGAGCGTTCGTGAAGGTGTTATAGTGGGCGATATCGAGCGCTTCCGCCTTGATGTTTTCGGGCGGGTTGCTGAGAATATCCTGCATGCGGTCAGCATGGGCTTTGCCGGTCAGGCCCTCACTTGAGGCCATGCGATGCGCTTGAGCGTTCAACTCCATGCGGTATCCCATGGTCTTGAAGAACTCGTCTTCCTTGCCGAGCGCGGAGCCGGGAACGTTGATGATTTTCGACATCATATCGACGCCCCAACCGAAGCTCCCGGCAGGATCGAGGCCGAAGGCTTCCGCGCTGATCGCGTTCGGATGCTCGCTTTCGTTCCGCACAAAGGCCCCGGCCACGTCGGCGAGATCGGCCTTTTCCGCAGACTTCTTGCCGAGCCATGCCACGCGGATGCCATCGCGAACACCCTTCATCATCCCGAAGGCAAGGCTTGTCGCTTCGCCCGCGTCGATCTCACCCGCATAGAACGCCTTCGAAACACCGGCCGCCATGTAACGCTCTGGGACAGACCACAAGGCGACGACAGAGTTTGAAAGGATGTTCGCGGCGTGCGTCTTCGGGGAGGAAAGCAGGCCGTTAATCCACACCTGATAGAGGGCCTTACCGAACTTCGCCCGGCCGGTTTCCTTGACTACCGTGTTGATGCCCACTGGATTGTCGGCCATGCTCGCAATCAGCTTCGCCGTCGTCTGGATGCCATCGGCCCCGCCGCCCTGCTGGATCAGTTCGGCGATGGCCTGGGAGCGGGCCTTCGTGGCACCGACAGGGATTGACCATGCCTGAAGTGCGCGGGCGGTTTCGGTTCGGGCGGCCACAACTTCCGACTGGATCGCGTAATGAACCGCCATCGAGCGCCGGAAGGCATAGAGATCGGCAGGCGTTGCGCCGGGGCCTTCGGCCTTCTTGGCAAGCTGGATAAGCTGTTCGCCGGATGAAGCCAGCAGGCGGCGGGCAGCGGTTGCCTTTGCAGCGGTCATCGGGCCAGGAGGGCGGCCGATCAGGTCGTTGATATCGCGGTATTCCTGCGAGCTTTCCTTGATCGTCTGTTCATTCGAAACAACACCGCGCGTCTTTTCCGTGATGTTCTTCGCGTCGAGATCGGCCATGTCCTGAAGAAGCTGGCGAACGTCTTCGGCGGAATTCACCCGCGCCGTGTTGATGTAGATTTTGTTTTTCGGAGGGACCGGCAGGCCGTCAACACTTTCTGGGGCCTTCAAGGCGTCTTCCGCCGCCAGATCGTCGGCAGTGCGCGGCGATGCGAACAGGCCCGGTTCTTCCTGCGACAGTTTGAACGCGGCTTCTTCGTCGGCAATCTGGGTGAGCCGATCCTTGATCGCCTGATTTCCCATCTTGCTGTAGTCGATGCCAAGCCCGTCAAGGTGCTGCTCAAGATCATCGAGCGGCGAAATCAGATCATCGAACACCTTCTGATTTTCGGGCGTGCGCCATGCGTCACCTTTCAATTCAGCTTCCAAGCCGTCAATGAAAGCCTGTTGCGGAATGTTGCCGTCATCGCCTTGCAGGTTCCGGCTGTTGAAAATGTCGTGTTCGGATGCCGGGATGTTGTCGAGAGCGCCGCGACCTTCCTTGCGGAACAGGCCGGGGAATGCCTTCGACGTGATGCCGCGAGCCCGCATATCGGCAGCGAGCGAGGAATTCGGATCAACGCCGCCCAGGTTCTTGACGATATCGGCAATAGGCCGCTTCGGTATCTTGGCATTGATCGGCGCATTGGATCGAAGGCTGTCTAGCATTTCATCCATGGGATCGCGGTCAACCGCACCGGCCCGAGCGGCAAACTTCTCACGGATCGCGTTAACCTGATTGAGCGCGGCAAGGTCTTTGTCCGACTTCGCGGCACGCACGCGGGCAGCATCCAGGCGAGTGAAGGCTTCCTTTGCGGTTTCGGTTTCCGGCGCTTCCACCAGCAACGGCGCATTGGTATCGCCGAGACCGCGCAAGGCTTCGTCTGGGATATCCTGCACCAGTTCTTCGCGGGCCGATGCCTTGAGCGCATCCTTTGCCGCATCCACGGCGGCGCCGACAGGTTCGGGCGTGGTGTTGAGCGCCTTTGCGGTGCGCTGCGCCTTGTAATATTTGAATGCCCCGATCAGGCCGCCAGTGAACAGGCCGAGCCCGGCGCCTTCAATGGCGTTCTTCATCCGGTTTTCCCACGTGGCGCCGTTCTCGCTTGATGTGTCGGCGAGGTAATCGGGCACGATGCCAGCCAGCGCCGGAACCTGATTGAGCCATGTCGACAAACGATCCTCATCGGGATCGAAGGCAACCATGTCAGCGAACGCCCCGGCCGCAGTTTCAGCCATGACGAAGCCACCGCGCAAAGTCTTGAGACCGGAGACGGCGCGAGACGCCGGTAGGAATGCCGTCAGGAATTGCGCGGTGGAACGGACAAACCCGCCTGTGATCGTATCGGCCTTGTCGGGGGCAATCATGGCGAACAGGTCTTGACCTGCCTTTTCGGCAATTTGCATCTGGTCATGAGTGATCAATGACGGATCGAATTCGCCCTTGTCGTTGAACAGTTGAGCGCCGCCGATTGGAACAAGCTCTTGCATGGCCTGATCGATTTCGCCGACCGCATCAATCACGCCGCCCACGGCTTGCGCTGGCGCTTCCGTCAGCCCCTTCGCGCCGTCCTTCGATACGCCAATCAGCAATTTCGCCAGAGAAGACGCCATCCCGGTGAGGCCGGGCACAGTCTCTAATCCATCGGCCCCAGGCTGAGCCCCCGGCACGGCTTCTGGCGTCACGGAGGCACCTGCCGGGGCGGTGACAGCGCCTTCCGCCTGTTTCGCTTCAGGGGCCATCAGTGCGTCAAACTCAGGGTTTCCGGTTTTTGACGCGCCAGTGGCCGCCGTGGCGGGCTTCGCCGCAGTGTCGCCGCCTTCCATCAACCGCAGGAATTCTTGTTCCATCTGAGCCGTGGTGCGGGCATCGGCAATGACCTGATACTGTACACCAGCGTTATCGTCATCCGTGGGGCGCGGGATCGAGACGCGCATGCGGCTGAAATCTTCCATCGTCACTTTGCTTTCTTCTGCTGGCGGGCGTCTTCTTTCGCCATGATTGCCGTTTGAAGCTTGTTCCATTCAAGCAGGTTCTTCATTTCAGACTTGAAATCATCTTCCGTGATTTTCTTTGCCTGAAATGCCGCATTGAGCGCAACGGCCGAGGCGCGCGGATCGATGCGGTTGCCACCGTCAGCCGCCTGCACCGCGAAGCGCGGCCAGATGCGACGGCCGAGAGCGGAACGATCCATAGCCACATTGTCGGCGGTTGCTCGATCCTTGATTTCAAGAGCGATATCACGTGGCGACATGAGTTCATCAGGATCACGAACGCGGCGGCGGAACTCATCGAGAGCCAGGAAACGCCGCTCCTGCCGACCTTCATCATACTTCGCGTCAAACCCGGTTGGCGTCAGAAGCTTGTCAAGGTTATCGAGATAGAACTTTTGATCCTTGGTAAGATCGTCCTGCCCGGCCCGGTTCAGCGTTTGGTTTTTACCCATCAACTGCGCGGCATCATCCGGCGTCAACTTGTCGGCCGCCCGCAAAATGTCGTTGTAAATATCTTCGTTGTTGTAGAGCCGCGCATTCAGGTCGCGCAGCATGGCCGGATCAGACCGGACAGGCTTTTCAGTCGCGAGCGCCTTGGAAAGCAGCGAACCCTTGCCAGGATCGATCAGGTTATTCCGAACGGCCGAGAAGATATCAGATTGCGTGAGCGGCGGCGGCGCTTGCCCGGTCTCTGGATCGATGCCGCCAACACCAAAAATGCGAGCCGACATTTCGAATTCATTGAGGTTTTGCCGCGCCTGTAGCTCATCGCGCTCTTGCTTGTCGCGCCGGTCGATTTGCTGATTGTTGAACGCGATGCGCGAACGCATTTCAGCCTCAAGACTTTCGAGAGCCGCAGACGGCAGGCTGTCACGAACAGAGAATTCAGAGGTGGACGGCTTATATTCGAGCTTCTCGCCAGCCCGGCCCTGGTCGATTGCGGCCTTGAAATCAGCCGGGAGATATCCGCCCTTTCCGCCTTTCGGCCCATAGCCCCAGGCCGCTTGCGATCCGCCGCCCGCGTGAATGTATCCCTTGCCTTCATCAACACCGATGCCGGTAACGCCAGCCGCAGCGAGGCTTTCGGCAAACTTGACATAGAGTTCGCGGTTTTCGTTGAACGGCAGGATTTGACCATCACGCGACAAGCGCATATCGCCCGCGCCGCCGTGGTCATGGCGATGCGATCCAGTGCGCGAGCCAATCCCGGCTTGCACCTCTTGCGACGTTTCTTGCCCGCCAGAATGCACCACAACGTCAATGCCATCGCCCACGGCAGACGCGGCGGCCGATAGCTGTTGCTGCAATTGAGGCTTCAAGGGATCGTTCCGCGTCGAACCGGAATTCGCCATCTTCACTTTTGCCGTGCCGCCCACGCTGTTCAGCTTGATCTTGAAATCCCCGGAGGTGAATTTCATGTAGGCCCCAGCCTTGTCCTGTTGCTGGTCGAACCATGACAGGGTTGCGTCGTTCATCACCGTGGCACCGAATGCCTTCTTTGCCTTGGCGATTTCTTCCGGCGAGTACAGCGGTCGGCCCGTCACCGGGTCTTTCGCCATATAGATTTTCATGTACTCGTTTTGCACCATGCCAATCGCACGCGCAGCCGCCCGCGACCGGTCAGGGTTTTCGCTGAAAAGGTCCGTCGCGTTGGACTTCACTTCCGCCTTCAGTGCGATTTCGTTTTCGATCAAAGCCGCGTCAGCCTGATCCTTCGTCAGCTTATAGGCTGCATCCTTCGCGGCCTCGACCGCAGGCGCACCGCGAACAATCATTCGCTGTTGCAGCGCGACACCGGCCGCAGGATCGAATTTCGAAATCTCCGAAACCGCGCCTTTCGTCCAATTTTCAATACCGGCCTTCAGCGCATCCGGGTCAGTCCCGAACTTCGCTTGAAGCTCCTGAAGCTGGATTATACTTTTCGTCTCGACGGTCGCCGCGAAGGTCTCGATTGCAGCCTGATTGTAAGACCGGCCGCGAATTGTCCCATAGTCCTGAAGCTGGATATCACCAGTGATCCCAGCAGCCGCGCCTTGTGTCTTTGCTTCAGCCTGTACCTGTGCATCAAGTTGATCCTCGTACGTGGATGACAATTGAAACATGTCGCGGGAAAATTGCTGAAGGGCGCGAGCCGATCCCGTCGAATAATTGATCGTCGGGATTTGCCCGGCACTGATGATCGGAACGGAAGGATTGTTCCCCTGGAGAAGCTGGCGGGGAACGCCCCGCGTGACTGCGTTTCCTGCCATGATTAACCCCTTGCCGTGCGGCGTGATAGGAGAGACAAGCCGCCTTGGACAGCACCGAGGATGCCTTCAGTGCCAGCGGCCTTTGCTTCAACCCGGATTTGCTTTGCCTGCCCGCGCCGAGCCGCCGCCAGATAGGCCGAGTTGTTCCGAGCCGTGTTGATGTTCGCTTCCCCAACGCGGGCAGCTTCATTCTGCGCCGCCTGGATCGAGCCGTCACCTTGCAGGCCAGACGCGAACCCGGCAACCGTGATTTTCGCCATGTCCGTATTGAGCTTCTGCATCGCGGCGAGCGCGTCTTGCCTGCCGGTTATCGTCTCCTGCACGGCCTTCGTGTCTTCATCGAAAGCTTGCTGATTGAGCGCCGCCTTCTTTTGATTGCCGCTGGCGATGGATGCGAGGCCACCAACAACCGTTGACCCGATAGAGGCGATTGTGGCGAGAGACGCGAAGCCGCCCGCCGCCGCGCCAGCCGTACCGGCGACCCCTGCCGCAGGAGCCGCGCCGACGCCGATTGCCGATAGAAATGCAGGGAATAAAGCCGCCATCTTAAACACTCACCGCCCAGGCCAGCCCAAGGACTGTTGCCTTTGTTGAAACATCGGAACCGAGGACGATAGAGCCCTCATAATCCCACCCCAAGAAGCCGCGTTCCTGCTTGATGCCAGTAAACGGCGCTATCGGCTGGTCGAGAAGATGCGCCCCGAACCGCTGAAAAGATATGTCGTTGTTGTTGACGCGCAGCGCTGTCGTTTCATAGAGCCGCATTGTGAGGTTGACAATCCGGCGCTTCTTGCCAAATGCCGCGCCTTCCGGCAGTTCCAACTCAATCGGGAGCGTTCGGACAAGCCAGATGAAGCCAGGATATTCCGGCAGGCAATCAGGATACCGAAGCCCGGCAACATAGGATGTTTCAGCCGGGCGAGCGAACACAATGGCCCCCGATCCATCCGAGACAATCGCCTCTTGCGGAACGCCGTCAAGCAAGTGTTCTATTTCGGTTGATGGCAGATGCGCGACCGTGACACCGTTCGCAGGAGCGCCGAGGGCGAAATCATACTTCGCGCAATCAATCGTCAGATCATCATTCATGACCTCGATATATTTTCGCTGGACGCCATTGATCTCGCGGACGATGGAGAAATAAACCTTGTCGAGAACAACCGCCACGTCATCATAACGGCCATTGGTATTCCAGAGCGTCATTGCGTTCACGTCCTGGGTGCGCAGCGTGCAAAATACCGTCATCGTGCCATCACTGTTCGGCATGAATTCATAGTCCGCGTCTTCCGTCGAGCTAGACCGGCGCAAGGCGAACGACACCGGATCGCGCATAAGATGAGACGCAAGAAGCGAAATGTTGTTTGCCTGATAGGCAAGCTCAGTATCCGCGAACAGGAATTCCCGCAGAGCCCGGCCCCGGCGCTGGACGAAGTGTGTTGCGCCTTCGACCTGAAACACCCGGAGCCCGGCCTTCATGCCGCAAGACGTTGACCGCCGCAGGACGATGTTTGCGGGCGTGACAGCATCGCTTTCGGATGCCGGGATATAGAATTCTGCCGAGGTCGAGAACACTTGCAGATGCCGCCCGGCGAAGATGGCGCAGAATGCAGGAACATCGTCAGTGTCAGACGTTGCCTGGATGCCGTAGTCATCATCAATCTTCTTGTTGTTGAAATCGTCGGCAGCGCCAGACCGGGAAGCCCAAAGCGTGTTTGGCAGGAACTTCGTACCCGCCATCCATAGGCGGCCTTGAAAGATCGTACCACAGCGCGGCCAGCCGCGAGACCCAGACCAAACGGGCTCGCCCGCATACTCGCCATCTGTCACCATGGTCACGTTGATCGTCGGCACCTGTTGAGCCGACACTACATCGTAACCCATCGAGCCCCAGGGCCGCTGTCCGTCATCCCCGGCGAAGGTCACAGTGAATGATCCGCCCGCCGTATTCGCCCCAACCGGCGTAACAGTGATGCCGGTTTCAGACGTGTTCGGCAGCTTGCGCAAGGCGGCTTGAATGTTCGCCGCCATTGTCGCGATCGTGTTCGTCCATACGATATTTGAGGTGCTTTCATCCTCAAGGATCAGCTTGAACGTGTCACCGGCAACCCAATCGCCTTGCGATCCCGGTTGCGGGAACTCAATCTTCTGAACTTCGTTCACGCCGTTGACGTAGACCACATCGCCGAAATTGAAGTTGGGAATGTTCTTGAAAGCGAAATTCGAGATTGCCCAGCTATCGTGTGTCGCGCCGCGCTTGATGCGTTGCGGCTGAATGTCCTGGTGAAAAACAATCATCGTGTCGCGGGTTTGCGTCCACGATATGCCAGTGCTGATCAAGTCGCCTTCCCCGGTCAGCGTGGCGCGAAGCTGGCTTGACGAATAAGGCGTCGTCAACGTTTGGACGGCAGCGCCATTGACGAACACCGTCAGCTTTTTGTGATGGAACAGGAACAGATATGTTTGATCCGTCGAATACTGCACTTCAGCCATGCGCACGGTTGAGATGCCGCCACCGTCGATATCGGGGATAAGCGGAACCTCGAAAAGATACTGTGTTCCCGGCTTCGACCGAACGCCACCTTGCGGCAAAACGATCACGTTCCGCAGATATTGAGCACCGTTGTAATAGTGCTTGATATCAGATCGAGACAGCAACAGCGGGTCTTGCTCGCCGGAAACGAAGTTCGTTTTCAGTTGGACAGTGCGCGGCATTAGTACCAGCCCCCAAATCGAGCGATAACAAAGGCGTTATCATCCAGGCCGATATTCGCGTTGCCTTGGCTGTCAATTGCCATGCAATCACCCATGGCCCCGCCAAGTCCGTTATCAGATGGCGTGCCGTATGCGCGATACGTCCAATTGTCTGCAACGCTTTGCTGATCCGTCACCCCGAAGGCAATCTCCGCGCAGAGAGCCTTGACCATCAAATCAACGAACCAAGGCATCCATTCCGCTTCCGGCTTGGAAACAACGTAATCCATGTACATTGCGGCGTTGTCGGTAGAGACACGCCGCCCGAAAACTTCGAAGTCACCGGCCGCCACCTTGTCGCCTTGCGAATAGAAGATGGCATGAGGCACCGAAAGCGCTTCGCCGGGGATGATGAACGAATACTTCCATTCATTGACCGGGGCTTGAGCGTCCATCGTCAGCGCCTTCTTCACCATCAGGAAGCGCCAGCCGAATTTCGACATGATCGTGTTTTTCAGAGCCGGGTAGACCAAGGCGCAGAGCCGGGCATTGTCCGTGTCGTCATCGAGAGAGTTAATGGGTTGAGCCCCGAGCAGCACAAGAGCGCGGGCGCAAATCGATACGTCTGTTTCAGCCATGTTCCGTTTCCCTTCAAATGAAAAACGGGCGGCGTGGTTTCCCAACGCCGCCCGCCTCTATAGCCCCAACAGCAAGGAAGGGCGATTAGGTGTAAACATCCGGCAGCGAGATCGTCACGACGCCGGAAGAAATGGCAACTTTCGCCGGGAACGTCGCGTCTGTCGCGATGATCCAGAGGATTTTGGTTCGGGCCAGTTCAGCGGCGGCAAGGTTGAAATAACCCGCACCCTTGATCGTGGCCTTATTGTCGGTGGAGCTTTCGTAGACGCCAACGCAGCCCGTACCTTTCGAGCCGGATGCAGTGGGATCGAGAAACCGCTTATTCAGAGCCATTTGGCTTTTCCTTTCGAAGACTTTTCAACCAGAAGATAGACGCTTGACGGGAGGCTGTTACGCCTCGACCGTCGTCAGTTCGACAATGCCGAGCGGGTCGATGGCAACCGATCCAGCGGAGAAAATGCCGTTGGCAAGCCAGGACGTTTTAACCGGGATATAGTTGACTTCAGTCCGCATGTTGATGCCGACAGCCAGACCGATTGCCGCCTTGTGATAGGCGAAATTCGTCCGGTCAGTGGAGACACGCGGGAGACCGCCTTCAGCGCGGGTTTCCATCGTGAGGATATCGAAACCAAGCCAGTGGCTGATTTCGCCATCGAACAACGCCTTGATCGTGTTCTTGTCGAACGTGTTCGCGTCGCTGTCGCCGAGAAGCTGTTCAAGCCCTTCAGCACTCGCAATGTAAGTCCGTTCGCCCTTTTCGGCAGGCACGCCCTGATCATCGAGCAGGCGCTTTGCCCGGCGAAACTTTGCAGTGTTCAAACCGGAAGAAGTCCCGCCAACGGATGAAGCAACCGTGAGCGTGGTTGCGGCGGCGTCGAGAGCGTCGAGAATAAGCTGATCTTCGCGGCGACCGATCGCTTTCGCGATGATGCCAGCCAGCTTGTCCTGTTCCTTGTAGTTGACCTTCTGGGAATTGAAGATGCCGGTATACTCGGCAGCATTCCAGTCTTCCAGGGTCGCCGTCGCGTTGCCGTGAACGATGTTCATCGGGATAACGTCGGTCTGGTCGATGCGCTTCGTGGCCATTCCCTTGCCGATAAGCTGGAAACGGTGCGTGGCACCAACCACATTGTCAGCGATTTCAACCGTCGAGCGGAGCAAGCCGCCCTTTTCGTAAGCAGCCTTCACGCGAGCGTCAAAGGATGCGACTTCGTTGTTGGTTAGATTGCGAGACATTTTTTCGCCTTTGTAGCTGAGTTTCGATTAGGAGAGGTTCAGCGGTTAAGGCGAAACGTGGGGCGGGAAGGCCGCGAGCGGTTAGGTTCCCTTGGCGGTTTCGGGCCGCGTATCACTGCCAGGATGGAAAGAGGCCGCATTTGCGCGGTTAGGTCTCGCCGGGAGGCAGTGGCCGGAAGATGATCCCAGCCGCAAGTTTTGTCAACAGCGCAAAGAAAAACCCGCCCCATGGGTAAGGGCGGGTTTCTTTGCAGGCCACATCAGACACGTCCATCAGAGAACAGCGCCAACATACACCGAAACGGCTATCGCGCAATAGGCTTTTCCGAGGTGTAACCGCCAGTCAGGTTAAGCGGTTGATTGGGGAACATTTCGTCACGCATCTTGTCAAGCCGCTCCTGTTCGGCATAGTCGCCAGCTTTCACGGCGTCCTTGTACTTTTCTTGGATTTGCGCGAACGACATACCGCGCTTGCCGGTGCCTGGATCAATCGGGATTTTCTGTTCGCCCGACATTTCACGGAACTTTGCGAGGAAGCGAACGCCCGCCGCAGTCTCCGACAAATCGGCAATGATCCCGGCATCGTCGTCGGAGAAATCGCCAGAGTTGACCCGGCCTTCAGCCCAAACATAGATGCCATCGAGAAGCGCCGGGCCACCCTTGCCGAGGCTTTCGAATTCCGCGTCATGATCGATTGGCGCGGCCACGTGATTGTTCATCTCGACAAGCATGTCTTTGACGATGCCGACGCCAACGTCTTTCGGAATGCCGTACTTGTGAAACACCTTCGCCGACGCCTTTAGGCCAGGGTCATCAGCCGGAACAGGAATATTCTTCGCGCCTTCCGGCACCTCGAATTTGTCGCCGAAGTATCCTTCAGGACTTTCCGGCACCTCACCGGCCGGGCCTTTTCCGCGCTTGAGTGCGCCGTGGGCCTTCTCAAGATCGACGTACGCCTTGACGATATCGTCCGTCTTTGGCGCTTTCTTCGTCGCATCCCAGAACTTTTCGGGAAGCCCTACCGGGCGACCGTCTTTCGGGGCTTCGTCAGGTTGCTTGCCTTCTTCGCTTTTGTCGTCACCTTCTGCTTTCGCGCGGCGATTGAGAAGGCCAGCGCCAGCAAGGCGGGACTGCTTTCCCGCTCCATCATCAGCGCCTTTGTCATCGCCGCCCTTGCCTCCGCCGTCATCTGCACCGCCGTCTTCACCGGACTTGTCATCGCCGCCCCCATCGTCATCCCCAGGCGGCGCAAACGCGATGCGCGGCCAGCCGATACCCTGCATTGAAGCCACGCGAGCGACACCGCCCCGAAGCCGTTCGATTTCCTTCGTCATGGTTGATCCTTGCTGTTGAAAACAAAAAGGCGCGGCACCCTTGGGAACCGCGCCTTTCGCATTGATACGCCAGAAATCAGCCGTTGTCAGCAGCCGACCGGGCCAGCCGTTCCGCGTCGCGCAGGTCAAGCCGATCCTGCATCGCCCTGATGCCGCCTTGCTCGACCTGATAGGCGCGGCAAAGGTTCATCAGCCCGTTGTTGCGCCGATACTTGTCGCCGGATGCAACGATGCAAAAGGCTTCGAGAAGCAAAATTGGATCATCGATAAACTTGGCGATTTCGTCGGCAGTCGGCTTGCGCTCAACACGCTCGCCGAGTTCTTCGCGTGCCGTGAATTCAGCATCGCGAATTTGTTCTTCAGTCGGGCCGTTGTCTGTTGGGCCTGCGCCGTTGCCGCCGCCGACATTCGAGAGATCAGACGGCGCGGCCGAGGCATTCACCCGGTCAAACCCAGGCGCAACGGCGGCGACTTCTGCCCGCGTCAGGTCGCTCTTGCCGACGAGCTCTTTCATCACCGGCATGGACGGCAGGCCGCCGCTTGTCCAATGTTCATCATTCGCGGGATCGAGCTTCGAGAGCGCGGCTTTGATTGCTTCATCCATTGTCTTGTCCTTCGTTCGGTTGGGCGGCTGGCATGACCGCGATTTTCATTTGCAGTTCGATGTGCCTGACTACCGAGTTTTGCCCTTCTCGGAACATCATCCATTCGGGAACGGTCATGTTGATTTCAGCCCCCCCGAATGTACCCGTCACGCGAACGCCAGGGATTTCAATGGTACTCTGGCGAAGCTCATCGATAAGCTGGCGTCCGTCTGGCGTGTCAAAGACGCGGTAATACAGGCGAGCCGTTTCAAGGATTTGCTCCTGCGCCCGGCGCATTTGATCCTCATTGGCCTGCTCGACCTCTTGCGGCGTTTCAGGCCCGCCCGCACCCAACCATGCGAAAGGATTTTCCGACATCACGCCACCGCCATCATGAACAGGAGAACGAACGACGCGGCAGAGGCCAGCGCCGAGGCGAAGCAAGCGAACCATGCCACCTTATAGGCGAACGGCACTTCCGCCACCATGCCGCAGATGAGGCTTGCGAAGAATGCCACGGCTGCGAAGAAGAAAACGCACGCTGTTGCCGCGTTGGCGCGGAAGTGCACCGCGATCACGAAGCCCAGAATGCAAAGAAAAAGCCCCGATAAATCGAGGCCCGTTCTCTGAAAATCGCTCATGTTGAAACCCTCATGCCGCCATGCGGAGAGGCGGCGTTTGCTGTTGGTTGATCCCGCCCGCCCCGCCCACGGATGGAGCGGCAGCGGCAGCGGCGACCTTAGCAGCGTTTTCTTGGAATGTCTGCCGCTCGTCTGCATTTCGCATAATGCGCGGGTCAACGCCCAATTTCGTGCCGACCCAGGCACCGAAATCTTCCACCTTGTAGGACACGGCGACGGCTTGCGCACCGGTAGCGGGATCGCCGCCCGTCACGCTGGCTGTGATTGCCATAGCCTGTTGCGCCACCTCTACGTCACGCAAGCTCTGACCCTGGACAAGCGGCGAGGCAAACTTGACGGAAATCTGACCGTTGTTGAGCTTGACCTTCTGGCCCTTGCCAATAGGAATAACGCCCATTTTGCCGAGGATCGAGATTGTTACTTCGAGCATCGGAATGATGCCTTCCCGCAGGATGCGCGAGAACGGAGCGCCCATTGACTGTTGAAGTTCCTTCAGGCGCTCAAGCAGTTCTGTCGCCGTGCGGATGCCGTCTTTCACGTCTGGCATGCCATCATTCATCATGATTTTGTGGATGCTTTCGACCAAATCCTGAATGACCAACTGCGCAAGATTGATATCGCCAGAGACCGGCAGCGGAGCGATGGAAGCGCCATTCGTGCCGCCAGTCTGGCGAACCGGGATCGTTGCGCCGGGGAAAATCTTGACGTTGTTCGCGTTCACAACGCCGTCGTTCTTGACCATGAACACGCCGCCGATTGCAAGCGCAGCATGACGCAACAGGTAGGATTTGACCGCAGACAGCACGCGAGCATCAGGCAACGCCTGCATGACCAGAGACCGGCCTTGTGCTTCGCCCGCGGCCTTTGACCAACGCGAGATGACCCAGGGGCAAACGTCGTAATCGCGGGTGACAATCCGCTTGTTGTCCTTCGACTTCAGGCCGCCCGTCACGATCACATCGTAATACCACGTCCGGTCAGCTTGCGACCAATAGCAAACTTCTTCGATATCGCAATCTGGATCGTCCTTGATCGCCTCGTCCGTCGTGAGGATATCAACCTTTGCGTCAGGCCACGTTTCCTTGATCAGCGAGCGGCGCATTTTGTGCTTGCGGCTGATCAGGTCGATTTTACCGAGGGCACCTTCACGGAAGGCAACATGCGCCTGGGTGACCGCCTGATAAATAATCGGATTGTCTTCGTCGCCTTTCTGGATCAGCATGCAAGCCGTGCCGACAACGACAAGTTCAAGCAGCCATTCGGCAATGGAAAGATCGAAGTTGGAAAGCGCAATCGCGGTAAAAACAATCTCGCGCATGTTTTCGAGATCGATGCGGGCGGCTTCGGCCGCGTTGCCCTGGACGAATGCGCCGGGCAGGAATTCGGCCCACTTCGAGCCGATGGGGAAAAGCTCGTACTGAATGCGGTTTGTCAGGCGGGAAGCGTCTGTTCCCAAGGTGCTGTCATAGACCCGGCGCGAAGTCTTGTCCTTGCCCTTCTGCCCGGCCTGCCCTTGCGGCAATCCGTTCCCGTTGTCCTTGTACGGGTTACGATCCGACAGCGCGAATTCGTAGCATTCCTTCAGCAGTTCTTGCCATTCGCCCTTTTCGGTCCATGCCTTGTCGGACACATCGCAAACGGCATCTTCGGACCAACGGGCCATGCGGGAAATCCTTAACCGAGCGTTTCTTTGACGCCCGCAGCCGAGCCCGCATTGAACAGCGACGCATTGCCGCTTTGCCGTGCCGCGATCAACCGACGACGCGCCCCAAGCTCACGGCTTTCATCGGCGGATTGTTTGTTCACGTCCTGCGCGGCTTGTCGCTGAGCGCGTTGAGCGCCTTCGTCAACCTTCGGCTTCGGAGTTTTCGGAGCAAACAGCGAGGTCATGAGGTTCCCTTTCGATCAGGCGGCCACCGTTGCGCAACAGGTAGCGGGCCAAGTGTTCCGGCGTCCACACGAACCACGCCTTCAGGCCGAGAGCGGCTTTGACCAGCGAAACGCATGTGAGCAATCCACGCGGAACATAAGCCCCGGTGAATTTCTGGTCAATCGCGATCTTGATCACACACGTCACGCCATCTTCGAGCGCGGCTTGCGCCAGTTCGAGCGCGGGCCGCTGCACGAAGTCAACGGACACGTGATCCGTTTGCGAGCCGATCAGGATCGAGGCCGACTTTGCGAACAGCGAATGACGCGGCGGATTGGCCGGAATGATCAGCCAGCAATGCCGCCAGCCGCGCCGGGTGAAGATGCGCCACGCCCGGCGATGTTCCGCGCCTTGGAAAACGACGTAAGCCGTGTACCGCTTTCGGATCGCTGGCAACATCAGAACACCCAGAGCCAGAATTTCACACAGGCCACGACGATGCCCGAGGTGATGAAGATCGGCAGGGAGATATTCATCAGATCGAAAGCCCGTTCCTTCATCTCGAAACGGAGGGCATTGAGTTGGATTTTCAAAAGCTGTTTTCGCGTCATTTGGTTGTGCCTTTTCTTTACGAACGAAGTGAGTTTCTTTTACCTTAATCTTATCAGTGGAAGTGGTGGCATGAATTTGGCAGGCGTTTGGCTGACCCATGGCACACACCACATTGAATGTTTTCATAGGCTTACGGTTTTCGTTTTTCAAAAAGTGCTTCGAGTGATTTGAAGGCAAATTGAAATGAAATTGCTAGAAAACATCGAAATCCACGCTCGAATTGCCCGACGATCCACCGCCATCCATCCAGTCAATTGGGTCAAATGCAACCGCGCTGTTTCCCGTCAAAGATGCACCGGAACCGACCGGCATTGCGAACGTCAGACAAGCCGCGTCGAAGATATCGGGCGAGAAACCGGCGTGCTTCTTCACCCATTTTTTGTCTTTCAGCCGTCGCCTGTTGTTGCTGTCTGGATCGTCGGGAGGTGTCGCGAGGAAGTCGGCTTGCACCTCGTCTGTGTCCGGTATGTTGGCCCCGCCTGGATCATCCATCCACTCTTTCAGGGACCACGCCATTTCGCCTTTCCGGTTCGTGTAGCGGTCAGGCTCCATCGCGCTTTCACCGAAATTGATAGGCACCACAATGCCAGCCGTGCCCGGTAACTCCATCAGTCTGTCAAGGATGCCGACGCCCAGGCCGCCCACGTCGATGAAGACTTTCGACGGCTTCTCTTGGATTATGATCTTGTGAATATGCCCGGCGATTTGCATCGTGTTGAGCTTATTGAACGTCTGAATGCCGAATATCCGGCGCGTTCTACGGCGCACGATTGCCGTCCTGTCGCTGTTCTCGCCATCGCCTGCCGGGTCAACGCCTATGATGAGCGGGCCTTCAGTTGCCACATTGCTCTTACGAGCCTTGACCACAGAGCGGAGCGAAATCAGGGAGCCGCGCGTTGATGCTTGGAAAGCTTCGTCAGCGGTCGCCGGGTATTCCTTCTTGAACTCAAAGAACCCGTCGTCACCGCCGCCAAGTTCGATAATCTTCTTGCGCCGCCAGTAGATTTGTTCGTCCGAAAGCTCATAGGCTTCCTGATATTCTTCCTCGGTAAGCTCACCTTCAGGTACCGTCTCGCGGTCGCTATTGATCTGGAAATCATCGGGGATCGCGCGGGCATATTCCTCTTGCCAGAACCACGGCACGAAGATCGCGATGAAATCAGACTGCCCACTTTCCGCCAGCTTCCATTGATTGTGAAAGACGTTGCCGACGCCGTTTGCAGTGCTTTCTAGAATAACCTCAGTGCCTTTTGCCAGCGGCACGGCTTGCAGCATCCCGCCAAGGTGAGACTGCGCGTTCTCCCAATAGGCTACTTCGGAACCGTGGACATTGATCAGAGTGGCAGACCGGCCCGCGCCTTTCGCGCCAGCCGTGGCGACCTGATACCGGCTATCCAGGCGGTCGAACACCATTTCCTTTTTGTTATTCGAACCGACATTTGGCTTGACGAACTCCGGGGCATGATCGTGATAGCGCTCGACCATCGTAAAGAGGTTCTGCGTTGCCTCGTCTTTGTGGGTGAGGATATATGTTTTCTGGCCTTTGTTGTTCGTCGTCTTCCAGTAGAAGCGACCCTCTGTATAGGTTGACGCGCCCTGTTGCCGACCCTTGAGGATGATCGCGCGAACCATGCCAGTGTCGGCCCGCTGTTGCTCAATCCGCTTGTGGATGTACCGTTGCGCGGCGTTGAAGCGAAATGGCACCACAGAGGCATGACCGTGGAAATCCGGCTTCGTCATGATCTTGAGGCACCGAGGCGCGTAGTATTGGAAGTCATCGCGCATCCGCGACCGAACGGCCTTTTCACGCGCCGTGAATTCAAGCTCTGTCATGGGTGCCCCTTGCTGTTGGGATTTATCAGGTGGAGACGGTGACGATTGTTGACCAGTTCGAAACATAGACCGCGCCGTTAAAGCGGGCTCTGATCCGGTATGTCTTGCCAATCGAGAGCGTCAAGGCTGGCACCAGCAGCGAGAGCAGGCCCAGAATGTTGTTGAGGCTGGAGTAGACGATGTTGCCGTTTGAGGCATCCACGATTTCGTAATCAGTGGAAACGTGCGTATCGATGCCCGAGACGAATGGCCCCAGGCTGATTGTCAGGATCACGGCAACCAACAGGCCAGTGAGCCCGTTTGCCGGTGCGGTGATGACAGGTGGAAGGATGGACGGCCACGAATTGCCATCATCGTCCACCTCGCTTTGCATGGTTATCGGCATCGGCGCACCTCAGATGTAATCGAACGAGCCGACAACATCGTCAACGGCTGTATTCGTCGTGTCTGTTTCGGACAGAGCGCCGGTAATGGCATAGGCAAGCCCAGACGCGATTTCCTTGCCAGCCGGGTTGAGGTACGACGCCGTGCCGTTGGCTGGAATGATAACCGTCTCAATCAGCAATGCCGTATCCGTGGCGATGACCGGGGCCGACGCCTTGTTGAAAATCTTCAGGTACTTTGCCGACGCGGTGCTATTGCGCAGCGTGTAACGGTAAAGCTTCGTTCGGCCCGACTTGATTGATGTCAGATTTGTGGATGCCGCCGCCTTAACCTTGTGGTGCGTCGTGCCAGTGCCAGCCAGACCCGCCGATTGCGTTGCAGAGCCCACCGCCATGGGAACCACTCTGATCTTGGCAGAGCCGCTGTCAGTGCGAGCGTAGACGTTGGACGAACCGAGATCGGGCAGGCTCATGTAGCCGCTACCGCCGTCAGGGGCATACGAAATAGCCGTCGTGTCATCCCCAGGCAGCGTGGGGTTTACCGAGATCAGGACATTCGCGCCCAGATCGGTCTTGAGCTTCACACCGGCAACAGCCGTCGCAATCAGGGTCCAAGCGTTCGTAATCGTGACTGTTGCCGTTGGCATGGTTCATTCCTCTTCTTCGTTATCGAGCGATGCGATCCATTGCTCATGTGTCATTTCGACGTTGCGCTGAACCTGATCAACCGCGTTCAGCTTCGGTAGTCGATACGGCAAAAGCTTTTCTGCCGCCTCGATCATCTTGGGCGTGATGGTGTATGGACGCCCGGTTGCCTTGCCGTTTGCAATCGTATCTTCGCCCCGCATGACCGCGATCATGATGCCTTCAGGCGTCGGCCCGCCATCTGCCAGGACATTGTGAAAGCCGCTTTCGGCTTGCTTCTTCTTTGGGTTTCCGGCCATCGCCTCAATCCTTTGCTGTTGACGCGGCAGATATACCGCAAAACAAAGGCCGCCGCGAGATACCCGCAGCGGCCGAGTTAATGGACGGTAATGGATTATGGGAACAGGCGGCCGAAGCGAAGCCCGCTATTCCATGCGTCGCGCAATGCCTCAAGGATTGCTCGCTCTAACTCTTTGTCGGAACACGCCTCAACAGCAGGTTCGGGCGCAGGCCCATCGCTCACCCCGAAGCCAGCGCTTGCCCCGCTTTCGTCCATAGGCACGAACTCACGAACATCAGCGGCCTTATTGATCTCCGCCTGATCTTCGGCCGAAACCTTGACGTTGAACACGCGCTTACGCCCATGCAACAGATCGGAGACCAGCTTGTCATGGGCTTGGTGCCAGTCGTCGCGCTCCGCCCGAGCCTTATCAACATCGCAGGCCAAGCCGTCGTTGCGCTCTTGCAGCCGTGAAATTTTCGCGTCCTTATCGTTGATCGTCGCGCCCATAGTCGTTTGATGCGTGTGCTTCAACGTTGCAATCTGGCTTTCCAGCTTGCCGACCTGTTGCCGCCAGTCTTCGCGGTTCTTCTGGCAATCGGAAAGAGCTTCCCGCAAATCCTCCATTTGCTTGCAGTGCGCATCCCATGTGTCCTTTGTCATGCCGACAGAAACCGTAGTGCAATCAGACCCAGGCGACGCGAGATCAAGCCCTAGATACCGCACAGCGCCCGGCCCGATGCGCGGCACAAGCCGAACCGGAGCCGTGCAAAGCGGCTGTTCGCGCATCCATTCGGCCCCGGCGATGAAGGCGCGCGCGGTCGCATCATAAAAGGCTTCAATCGTTTGCCCTGGGTAGAAATGGTGGCCTTCACTGTAAGCCTTTGCGGCGAGCCTTAAAGCATCAGTAGTCATTTGTTCCGTTCCTTGCTGTTAATGCGCGGAATTGCGCAAGATTATTCCCGTTTTTGGCCGTTTTGCGCGTGATTTATGCACAAAACACACAAACCAATGCACAAATTCAGACATTCCAGATTATGCGGTGCGTGATT